CGCCGTAAATGCGTTCCCACTTGGCGAGTTTCCGGCTGACCACTTCGTTGATTTGCGCTTCGGTAATGCCGGGGTTTGCGATAATCGCGGCATCAAGCGCACATAATGCAACGTCAACGGCTTCACCGAGAATGCCATCTTCGCCCGGTTCGTCACCATAGTACACCTTGTCGATTTCTGACATCAGTTCTTCGACTTCGCCTTCGAGATGCGAGAAAATCGTATCAAGGTCACGGTCATTATGGATTCGGTTGGAGACAGTCAGGATTTCTTGAATCGCGTTCATTATCTGGGTGTTGGTCAGTCCACTCGCGAATATCGGTCGGGACTTCGTTAATATGTGAAAGAATCTCGGATAGACTCTTCTCGGGGTTGTACTTGGTGATGTTGCGGGCTTCCTTCATCCCGTCACTCATCAAGTGGGCCACTTGCCAAGGGCACTTCTTGATGACCGCGATCAGCCCGTCAGCGTTGTACAGGACCAACGTCCCGTCATCGTTGTACGAGATTAGGGTTTTCACGGAAAGCGGACGTGCGGGTTGGCTCGATCCACCAGCGGGCAGTCAGCGAAACTGGACAACAGGTGAAGCTTCTCCAACGACGCGTCGAAGTCGCCCGGTTCGTGGTGGATGCCGACCGCGCCTTTGGCTCGCCACTGTTCGATGTTCAGAAGCTTGTCATCGATCAGAATGTCGTGCGGATGCTTGACCCACTTCTGCTTGTCGATGGCATAGGGGCCGGTACACATCGGGACGTGTGACAGTCCGTGCATGTTGCACCAGTCTTGCTTCTCTTCTGCGGCCTTGGGATGTGTGCTGCGGCGCGGCAAAGCGGTCAGGATGCGGACGCCATAGCCCTTGATGTCGGCCAGCCGGTAGACGGCCTTCATGAACTCTTTGTGCCCTTCGTAGGGCTGACACTCGCGGAAGAAACCGTCACGCTTGGTGTCAAAGACCTTCCAGAAGTTCTCTTCGCCTACTTCGTGCGGCCACTTGCCATGAACGTCATAGAAGTGCGAGTCGAAATCGACAAGGACGCCATCCATGTCGATGTTGATGTATTGCCTATACGTCACTGCGTTCATACTCTCGTTGTTGGGAATGTTCGCATTATACCACAAAGTCATCGGTACGTGCGAACAAATACGACATTGGGAGTGATACCCGAAACTCGGGCCACAAGCAACTGTTGTTCTCCCGCAACAAGCCAGTATTTGTCCCTTGCGTGATTCAGGATGATCGGGGCCGTGACTCGACCGGTGTTGAATAGGTCGATCATCGCGGATACGTCTTCCTTCACGTCAGCGGGCTTGCGCACGTTCCATGAATCCGAGTTCTTCAGGCGACGCCAGACCATCTCATTCAACGGTCGCGGCGATGATTCGTTGTACAGACTTTCTAGGGTTCTCACGTCGATGCTAGTTGCAAACGCCGCACGTGAAAAAGCGCCACGCTCTTTCGAGTATGGCGCTTGAACCCAGAGCATTCGTTCTGGGGTTAGCAACATGTTACTGGCACGCTTCGCATTCGCCCTTGGCGGCTTGCACACCGGCTTGCGTGTAGATGTAGTACAGCGCCAGCATGTTCGGGTCAAGGAAGGCTTGTTGGTGGATGTATGCGATGTACGCTTCGTCTTCTTCAGCAGCAAAGAACAGGTTCACTGACTGCCACTGGTCAACGTAACGGCCACGCGCGGATGCCATGCGGATCACGGCCATCATGTCGATTTCAAAGGCGGTCTTGAAGACTTTCTTCTCTTCGTCATTCAGCCACGTGACGTGCTGCACGGAACCCTGCTTGTCTGCGATGTCGGCAACGGTGCGCTTGTTGTAGACGCCACGTTCCTTCATCAGCTTCAGAAGCACCGGGTTGATGCGGTCCATCTCACCGGCTGCACCAGACGCCGTATAGACGTATGCCGGGTCCGGGTTGATACCTTCGGACACACCGCCCATCAGGTTCGCCGTGGACTTCGTAGGCGCGATTGCGATACGGTGAGTATTGCGAACGCCGAAGCCCTTACACCATTCCGGTTCACCAAGTTCGACTGCCATGAACTGCGACGCACGCAGACTTTCGTCGTGGATGTGCTTCGCGATTTCAAGGTTCTTCATGTGCGCTTCGAAGGACTCGAAGGCGATCATGTTTTGCTGAAGGTAGGTGTGGAAACCGCACTGGCCTAGACCAAGCGCACGACCCTTTTCAGTGAACCGGACAGCAGCTTCAAGACCGGGGACGTTGCGTGCCTTCTTGATGAAGTCTTCGGCAATACAATCCAAGAAGATCGTCGCCCAATACACCGCGTCAGTGTCTTTCCACTCGTCGTACTTCGCCACGTTCATCGAAGAAAGCACACACGTGAACGTATGGTCTTCATCGTTGAACAGCATGATTTCGCTGCACAGGTTGCTGTTGTTGATGAACAGGTTGTGCTTCACATACATCTCGGGACGATGGCGATTCGCCTTGTCCACAAAGAAGAAGTAGCCCTTACCATGTACCATCTTCAGCTTCAGCATCTTGCGGAAGCGACGGTGCGTATCTGCATCACCTTGTTCAAGACGGTCGATGAACTCGTCGGTGATGACCCAACCGATATTGGCGTCGTCGGGATTGTTGTAGATGAAGTCGCACACTTCATCAAAGTCGCCGTGGTCTGCTTCAAGGTATCCCGCGTATGCACCGCGACGTGCCGTACCTTGTGCGATCTTGCGCATGTCGTCAATGATGCCGGTGAAGACATCGAGAACGCCAGACGCTTTGCCGCCAGTGCTGATCTTCGAACCACGCGGACGGATACCACCGAGATAGCCCGATGTGCCGAACCCGTTCTTCGTCAGCATTGCGACTTCAAGCTTGTGCTTGTAGAAGTCGTAGACCGAATCACCGATCTTGCCGCCCGAACACGAAACGGACATGCCGCGATTCGTACCGGTGTTCGCGAGAACAGGCGTCGATGGTGACAGGATGCCGTCCCACAGAAGCCACATGAACTTCTCGCGGGCCAGCGGTTGCATCGTCTCCGGGAGATGCGAAGCAGCCGTGTCAGCGATACGTTGGAACTGACCGCGTACATGCGTCGTCTCGTACATGTACTTGTCTTTGAACATCTGCCAACCGGCAGTCGTGTACCACTCGGGCACAAGACCTTGCGCTTGAAGTTCTTTGCGCTCTTCGCTTAGTTGTTCGTAGATGTTCGTACTCATGCTTGCACCTGTTGTTCTGCTTCTTCTGCTTCTCGTACTGCTTTTGTTTTCCACACGAAATCATCTTCCGACCAATCGCGGTGATACTGCGCACCCATACCGCTGAAGAAGTCGTTGAAGGTGTATGCGTTGATGGCCTTGTAGAACCATTCAGCAATCGGGTTGTACTCGACCTTTTCAAGCTTCTCGAAGCCCAGATTCGCCAGCACTTCGTTGATCCGCGACATCGCGAAGTTCTTCAACTGGTGGGCGGTGATGCCGGGGATGTTGCCTTCTTCGAAGATCATGTCCACGATGCGGCATTCGTGTTCATACAGCGCACGTGCCATCGCGAAGATGCGTTCCTTCAACTTCGCGCGATACTCGGGATCAGGGTTCAGTTCTTCCAGCAACTTCAGGAAGACCCATGCACCGGCCAGCGAGTGAAGGTTCTCGTCACGCACACTGAAGTTGATGCCACGTACCACGTTCAGCAGCTTGTTCTTGCCTTGCTGCTGGAAGTGCTTCAGGAATGCGAACGATGTGTACAGGATCGCGCCTTCAACCAATGCGAACCCTGCGAGCGAAACCAAGTCGTCTTTGTCCGAGATGATTTCGTCAATGAAGTCCATCCGTGCTTTCAGGATAGGGTCTTCGGTGTAGCTGTTATAGAACTCGTCCGTGTGAAGGAACGTCAGTTCGTTGATGCGCTGATAGAAGCGCTTGTGGACGGCCAGTTCGAACATGGCGAACGTGGATGCCATCTCTTGAAATTCGGGGCGCGGGAAGCGCCGTTTGAAGCGTCCAGACCAGTATTCAGCACCGGCCTTCAGTTCGTACTTCGTGAACAGCTTCAGGGTCGTCGTGACGCCATGCTTTTCGGCCTTAGTCATGTTGACCAAGACATCCTGCACGTCCTTTTCGACCTTGGGTTCATCGGGAAGCCAGAAGATCGAGAGTTGCTTCTTCGTGAACTGCTCGACTTCTGGGTACTGCGTAATGAGACTGTCTGTCTTCTTTTGAATGTTCGGTGTTGCCATCACTTGCCTTGTGAAGTGGACGTTTGTTGCACAGGGGTTGTCACTTCACGAAGGGAGTCATTGCGCGTGGCACAGACGGTGTACTGCTTCTGAAGGTCGGTGATGTAGGTCATCGCCGTACCGAGTGTTGCTTGTGAGTCGATGTGTTGCAGGTCCGGGCACTGACGGGTCAGGTCAGCCGGTGTCGCGATAGGCGCAAGTTCTGGCTTTGGCGGTGCAGTACCGCACGCGGCCAGCGCCGCGCAAATCGCAAGGGATGCGATCAGCTTTTTCATTGGGATGCAGCTACAGGTGCAGATGCCGATCCGTGACGTGATGCGTTCAACAGGTCAGCATTGTTGTTGATAAGTGCAACGCCGGAATCCGGCAGTTTGCAGTCCGTGTAGATTTGCTTCTGAAGTTCGGTCTTCACCGTGCGGTTGATCGTTGTGTTGACGATGTGCAGGTTGTCCAGCTTGTCTTCGAAGACACTGGCAATCTGGTTGCGTCGATCCGTCTCCGCGTCGATCTTCGTCTGCATGACTTGTTGTTGCTTCGCAGCCAACAGGCCGTCGAATTCCTTCTGCGTATGTTGACCGTAGAAGAAAGAACCACCGATAGCAGCGATCAGTGCAAGCGACACAACGGCAAATTTGAGTTCAGAGAGTGTGAACATGGTGTGGTTTGTTATTCAAGAATCTTCATAAAGCCAAAGAAAAGGCGTTTAACTTTGGCTTTATTGGGAGAACTATTTATTGGACGCCGGTTGACCCATAACCGTTTTCGCCACGCACCGTAGCTGTCAGTTCTTCACCTTCAACGAACGTGACTTGTGCGACCGGCAGAATCATCGCTTGTGCGACACGATCACCGTCAGCAACACTGAACATCTTCTTGCTGTCGTTGTGCAGCTTGACACCGAGTTCGCCGCGATAGTCGCTGTCGATCACACCGACGCAGTTGACCAGACGGATGCCATCTTTGAAGCCGTGACCACTGCGCGAGAAGGCCAGCATCACATAGCCTTCGGGCACTTCAAACTTCAGGCCCGTCTTGAAGAACTCTGCACCACCGGGTGCAATGAATCGACGGTCTTCACCGGGCATGTAGGCTGCGATGTCGAAGCATGCTGCACCAGCAGTGCCGTAGGTCGGGACTTTCACATCTGCGCTTTCGCGTTCAATCTTGATTTGCATTTGCTTTAAACGATGTCGTAGGTTGCTTCGAAGATGTCAAGCTTCTTGGTGTAGTAGCGGAAACCCATTACTCTTCGATTTGTTCGTAGTATTGACGGAAGGACTTGTCATCCATTGTGTAGAAGTCAAACGGACTGAAGATGATCCAGTCACCGGCCTTCACGTTGACCCACTCTTCAGCGGCCATCGTTTGCTTCTTCCTGAAGCTGATCGTGCAGTCACGATCTGATTCCCACTCGAAGTTCCACTTCTCCGACCAGTCGTGGAAGGCTGCAATGCCGTCATCATCGTCCGGGTCGGGAAGTTGGAATGCTTCGATGGTCGGTACGTTACGTTGCCTGTACGTTGCCATCTTCGTCTTCGATGCGGAACTTGTGACCATCAACGTAGTAGTAGCGCTTGTCGTGACGGTTGTATTCGATCTTGAACAGGATCGCGACGTACTTCTTGTCACCGATGTAGAACTCTTGACGGTACTCGTCGTGGCCTACGTTGTAAGACCCTTCACAATCTTCGCCAGCGCGTTCCAGCAAGTCCCATTCGAGTTCATATGCTTCGTCAAGGTCTTCGTAGCGGAATCGTTCCGGGCTACGAAGGAATGCTTCGAGTTCTGCTTCTGCTTTCGCGAGTGCCGCGCGTGCTTCTTCGACGGCACGGTTCAATATTTCTTCTTTGTCTATCATCGTGTTTTCAAGTTCATCTTTTCGACTTCGACGCGGTACTGAATCCAACCACGGAAGTTCTTGTACCAGTTGTTCGTCATCGACGGGGTTGCTTGGTGTTCGACTGGTGATGCGTGGATCGGGATCGAGC